CAATTTCTCGTTGCGTTGACGCTGCAACTCGGTTTGCCTCACCCACTCGATAGGATCTTCTTGATACAAACGTTCCATATCAACTGGGTTTTCTTGTTGCTGCTGGAGTTGCGCTTGCAACGCCGTAAGCAACTGAGCGTAAGTTTGCCGCTCTTCACGCACCGCGTTCAACTCCGACTCAGCGGCCTTGCGCTGTTCAGCCAGTGCTTGCGTTTTGCGTGTGTAGTCTGCTGTCCGCTGGTAACCGTTTAGCAGTTCATCGAGCGGCACCTCCATTTCTTTGCCGTCAACTTTGACGGTGAACTTAGGTGGCTCAGTGCTCTGTTCTTGTTCCTCAGTTTCTTCAGACTCGCTCGATGCTTCGGCCTCCTCGGTTACTTCGCCATCAACCGATTCATCCTCTGCATCGCCAACATCATCGGATTGGGCCTGCGCCTCATCCGGTCGCGCCTCGGCTTCCGTTTGTTCTCCTGGTTCGGCAAACATCTGCTCAAAGGCTTGTGCGGCTTGCGCCACGGTAAGGCCCGTTGCGCCTTCGCTTTCAACGGGTAAATTATTCTCACTCATTTCTTGCACTCCATCAAGGTTTGGTCAGTTTCCGTTGGCGATCAGCCGCCATACGGGTCAACGTACCGCTTGTAATAATGCTTCCAAAGTATGTTTGAAGACGCTCCATGGACTTAAAGTCATGGAATATAGCCTCTCGATGCTTGGCGTCCTCAGAGTTCTTCCATTCTTCAAACAATGATTCTCTAATCTGCTGCCACGCTTCTTGATAAATCGTGGAATTGATAATTCGTTCGGATTCTTGCGCTCTGCGTATTTTTTCTTCAGGTGTCATTGCATGGGTTGCGCAGCCGTAACGGCTTGCTGTGATTGGTTAATGGCATCCAGTTGCATACGCTCGCGGTCCATCGCCACACGGGCATCGATTTCGGCTTGCGTTGCAGCAAGGTTCACTTGGTACTTCAATTCCATTTCCTGTCGCTTTAATACGCCATCTTGCGCAATGCGATCGCGCTCGCGGTCATCGGCGCGGATCATCTTTTCGCGCTCCAAAGCAAGTTCGGCGGCTTTCTTTTGAATGTCTGCTTGGATGCTTTGAATCTGCACTTGCGCCAAGGCTTGTGTAGGATCAGGCTGTGGTTGTGGCGCTGGTGGCGTGTAATCTGCTGGCAACTGATTAAAAAATTGTGTCGAGTCTTTGTAACCCGCCATTTCAACCAGTTTGGTTAGCGTATTGGCATATTGACCAACAGTGACTATAGGGTTGCTCGGACCAAGTGATTGCAAGATTTGCTCTTGCTTGCCAGCGATCGCTTGCAAGAATTGCATCTTCTCGTCAATGCCGCCCGTGCCTAAACCAACGTTCACGCTTACATCCATGGCGGCATCCCAACCACGCGGATCGACTTCCACCCACTGATTGCGCAGCCGAATAACGCGTGGCTTGTCCTGGTGGCGCGTAACTAAGCGCAACAAGCCTTTGAACAAACGCTTCATACCTATTTCAGAAAACACGCGAGCAATCAGTTCAATGTGTTGCTGCGCCGCTTGAACGGTGGCTTGTACCGCCAAGCGCGTGGTGGATTGGAGCGCATCAGCGTTCAATCCCATCGAGGCTTTGGACATGCCGGTCCTGGCTTCCTTGATCTGATCCATGTACTCCATCATCGGAAAGGCTTGCTGACCAACAAATGGCGTAGTAAAGGGCTGGACCATACCAGGCGCACGCATTCTGATAATCGCGCCGTTCTCGTTATTCAGCACATCATCAAGGTTTACTTGGCCCTCAACCACGCCTGTGCGCGGATGAATGGCCTGCGCCAACGAATCAAGCATGTTGCGCAAGATTACGGACTTGATGCGCTGAATGTCCATGGTTACATCAGCCGTGGACATACCAAACAGCGTATGCGGCTCAGGATCAGGACAAAAATAAGCAAACGGGATGTCATCTGCCGGATCGTTAGCAACAATTTTGTATGACGGACCCATGGTGCATATCTTGCGCAGCTCAGCCACGCCATCACCGTCCATGTCCATGCGGATATAGGATTCTGTGTAAAGCACACGGCGCTGCGCAGGGTTGTTGGCTGATTCGCCAAACATCATTTGCGCAGGATTACGGGCAATGCGCTCAATATTGGTATCAAGCTCATCCTCACCCGTATTGCTTTCCACTTCCTCTTGGCTATAGCCCATAGCAACCAATTCGGATACGGTTGCCAATTTTCGATGCGCAACAATATCAGCGTCTTCAAGCGTTCTGGCGCGTCGATCGACAATAAATTCTTCAGGAGCCAATGATTCAACTCGGAAACGCTTAGTGATAATTTTGCGCTTAACCTTTACGTCGTGAATCATCACGGTTGGCGTTAACTGCTGGCCGGTTAGCGGGTCAATGATTGGCGGAGGCGCTGAAGGATCTTCAATTGAGATCAAATCCACCATTTCGACGCCATCTTGGCTCAACACTAATGTAAGTTGCGCGTCATCCAATCCGCTGTAGGTTTCAGCCTTAACTTCTTCCCTTTCATCGACCCACCACTTGCACACACCTGTTTTGCGTACCAGGGCGTCCTTAAAGATTGAATGAAACAGCACAAAGCCGTTGTTGTCTTCATTTAAGATGTAACGCACATAATCTGTGGCCTGCTCCGCCATAGCCACATCCTCGGCGCTGCGCGGTACATACTGCACAACATTTTCGCTACTGAAGAAAATGCGCATAAGGCTTGGCAGAATGGCCTGCACGGTATCGCGCACGTCCATTGACACAACTTGGCTACGGCCTTCTTCTTCATCGCCAAATGGATCGCCAAAGTAGTATTCCGTAGCGCGGGCGCGAAGATTGCCAATCTCTAAATCAATAAAGTTAACGGCATCCGTTAGTTCAGCCGCGACAACTGCTTGCACTTCAGTTTCGTCCATAGGCTCACCGGATTTGATGCCGGTAGCAAGATTCATTTCAACGTCCATGTCACTTTGCCTTATTTCTTGCGCTAATGGCCTTGGCTTTTGCTTTGGCATCGGCTTTGCTGGATGCGCCCCATGCCTTCAAACTAAGCAAAAGTCTCGTGGGTTCGCCATTTTTGTATTCTGGACCAGGCATATTGCCCATTCTCGCAAGAAAGCTGGCGCGTCTTGGGTTATCGCCCGACTTAACGGGCGCTTTAAGCGTTCCACCGGTTTCAGCCTTATAGGATGCCCGACCCTTAGCGTTTAATCCGCCACTAGGACTTTGCCCCTCTTTACGCTGCCACGCTGGTGTTTTCATGTTTCATCGTCTCGCATAAAGTTTACGCGCTGAAACTCGACAGCTTCGCGCTGGCGGCGTGAGTTCGCCATCGATGTAATGGGCCCGCCAACCAACCAGGCGTCGCAAGTGCGTGCCGCTGCGCACTTAAAGTGAAAAAGTTCGCAGTAACCAAGGTCGGCGGCGTTTTGAACAGCTACTTCGAGGTCTTCGCTCTCTTCGCCCTCTTCGCCGTTCTCGTACTCGCCCTCCTCGTCACCTTCCATGCCGCCTGTGATACAGGCAATCATTTCAGGTGTCTGGATAAACGCAGCGCAGTTACCGCAGCGCATGGATTTGGCTTGCGCTAGGTCCGTGTTCCAGGTTTCGGCTTTAGCGTCCCAAAAGTCCTTGTTTGGAAGTTCGGGATTAGCGGGTCCATAACCCACGTTAGCGAAGGCCCAGTTGCGATTCTTAAGGTTCGCTACGGGATCTTTGGTTTCAATCGGGCATTCCATTATTTCTTCTTCGCTTTACCGGCTTCAGACAAAGCAATGGCAATGGCCTGCTTAGGATTGGTCACCATCGGACCCTTTTTGCTACCGGAATGCAATTTGCCCGACTTGTATTCGGTCATTACTTTGCTGATTTTTTTCTCGGCTTTGGTCTTTTTCATCATGATGGCAGGATGTCCGTAATAGAAACGTTGATGTTGGATGATGAACCGCGCAAGAATGCAATCTTCTCTCCTGGCGCAACGTTGAAATACTCCACGCATGGCGCAGGCATGATCTTGCTTGTGCTGGTCGCCGTGGGATTGGTGCCAATTTCAAAGTGAATGTGGCTATCCGTATTGGCAACGGCCACGCGCATAAGCGTCACGCCGGTTCCTGCAGCGTGTGATTGCTGACTCGTATTGTCTACCGCCAAAAACGTCGTGGTGCCAAAGCGACCAACGATCTGCGGCCACAGCTGACCGAGTGAATCGCGGTATTGGCGACTCATCGCTTAGCCGCTCGCATGTTATCCACCAAATTAGGATAGGGGCGGCCTGCGGATTTAGCCATGGCTTTGGCGGAAGCCTTTTGCTTTTTAGACAGTGGTTCGCTTTTGCCAAGCGATTTTGGTCGTAACTTATCCCAGACAGGTTTTGATTTCATGGCGCACCCCCGTTTGGGCGCGAAACTATCACATCAATGACCTACACGCAATGCCGTGTAATCCGCCATAAAGCCCTCGAGTTGCGCCAACCGCTTAAACACAGCATCAGCGCTTAGGCGCGAGTAAAAAGGTTTAAGCGCTGGAAATCGCTCCATGTCACGCCAATAGGTGCTGATCACGTTATTAGCCCAATCAAGTGCGGTTGTGTTATCAAGATTACCCGCGGCAAGTTCATGGCGCAAGAACATTTCCCAATCCACAATCCCTAACGCGTGGCGCGGATTGCGCTGATTGGAGTCTTGATTGGCGTGCATACGAAACGCCCCCAGATGCGCCCCACCACCGATTGCGCACCCGTGGCGCGTGGCCTCCAAGTAATGCGTTACATCACCCAAATACTGGCGCGGTGTCACTGCGCCAAGGGGTGTGTAGTCCATCGTAAATGCGCATCGGGACTTATCAAACATCACAAATGACGGTTCACCAATAAAGTTCTTGTGGACCGCCATCAGACGCAGGATGTTCTCGCGGGATGACTTAATCACTTCTTCTTGCGCAATCAGTGATGGCGCTTTTAGGAGTTGCCCTTGATCGTCAATCCAGTGCCGCTGGTGCCACGCCATGACGCATTTGGAGTTGTAAGACATGAGATGCACCAGGTAACTTGTAGAGGCCGGATAAATCACATCATCGTCATACACAAATCGCACAAGGTCCGTTGGCGCCTGGTCCCATAAGTATTGGTAATGAGCCACTTGATCACCTGGACAGATAGCGCTGGTGTCATGATAGTCAAAGGGCGTTGTATGGAGTACGTCTTGAATGATGTTTGTGATGGCATCGTGATCGTCATGATTGGACGCGTGATTACCAATCACCAAGTGCGTATCAACATAGGACTGCGCCAACACGCTGATCAGCGTCTGCGCCAAGTGCTTTGGCTTATAGGCAGGAACCAGAATAGTTACTGGTTTCATGAGTTACGCTTTCTGATTTCTTCGGCTAATCGCACCAGTTCATCGGATTTGCGCTCAAGGTCTGCCACCATCTCTTCAAGCACTTCCCACTGAAGGTTGATGTATTCGTTCTTCGGGAAGCTCTCAAGCATAGCGTTTAGCACAGCCTGTCTTGCCATCTTATTCACATCCATGAGTCACCTCGCAGTACGCTTGCGGCGTATAAATAGTAATTATGTGCGTGCTCGGAGCGTTCGTGCAGCTCCATCAACATGTCAATGCACTGCTCTATACCATCGTTCAAACCTTCTTGGTACGCCTCGGTTACAGCATTGTGCTTGGCGTGTTCGCGGTCAATATACCTATCCTCATCCATAAAGCACCCTCTTAATGTGATCAGGCAGCATAGGCAGTGGTGCCCAAGCAATCGCCCATTTATCCCAAACACCAATCACGCATACGCCACCAGGATTCAACAGCAGCATCTTCACGCCAAGTGGTGGTGGATCATCTTGCGGTGTACGCCAAACGGTATGGCCTGCGATGTAATCCTTCACACCACAGCTCTCAAGTTACGTTTAATGGGCTTACCCCATTGGGACTGATAACCCTTGCCGTACAACCCCACAGCGGCATCCGAGGCAAAGGTTAACGCCAAAGCATCAGCCATATCGGGCGAGCCGATTCCGCGTTTGCGCATCTCGTCCTTGCTCTCCAACTTCATCTTCCCGTTGGAATTAAACGCGTAACGCGGTGCCACAAGTTCCGCCAATAACGCATCATCTTTAGGCAATTTGCAATCGCGCTTCTCCAACCAGGCTTTCATCTTGCCCCATAGCTCAGCCCTCAAATTCGTGTAAATCGTTCCCATCGCAGGGGACTCGGCCACGTTAATCCCTCGCGCTGGCATATTCAACTCGCGCAACCTATCCACAACACCGGCCCCAAGACCAATGGAATCAACAAGGATCTCAATGGGCCTGTCTTCTGGCTTCATGGCTTCGTACTCAGCCACCACAGCACCGGTTGTCTGCATCAGATCCAAGTTACGCCACTTCCGTATCTCGGACACTGTATTGCCCTGGCGCTTAGCCAGTGCCGTGGCATCCGTCCCAAACCTCGCCACATCCAATCCCCACACAATCGGCGCATCGCTCGTTGGCGATACATCACGGTGAAACGCGCTATCCACCAATTCAACGCCAATCAAGGTGTCATCGTCGGAGCGCGGAAACTCACCCAAGACACGCACTCGAAACGCATTGGACTCTTCGCCATAGCGTGACGCCATATCGTCAATGTAAGCCTTCGATACGCGCTTGGAGTCATAACAAGACACCCGACGCGTCCACCATTCATGCTTTAAACGGTTATGCGTATCAAAGAAAAACCCCGATGACTTCGTCGGGTTACCCAGCAAAATCGTCACGGCGTTATGCCCTGACATGGAACCGGCAGCCGCCTCAAACACGGCTTCAGGAATGCCCGACGCTTCATCCGCCACAAGCATCACATAATCGCTATGCACACCCTGCAACGCCTCTGGTTGCTCGGCACGCGATGTACGGGCGGAGATAAACGCTTCAGTGGGCGAAGACTTCAACTCAATCCGATCCGTTTTCGAGTCAAGCAACTGCTTCCATACATCAGGCAATTCTTTCACCCAACGCTTGAGCTCAGCAAACAATGCGTCATACAACTGGCTTGTTGTTGGCGCTGTCACCACTACTTTCACTGGATAGCGGCACAGCACAAACCAAATCATCGCCCATGAAGCGGCGGTCGATTTACCAATACCGTGACCCGATCTGACACTAATCTTTCGCTCGCCATCCGAAATAGCCTGCAAAAACTCAATCTGCCAAACGTCAGGCTCAACACCAATCACTTCACGCACAAAAAGCGGTGCGTTGTTCGCGTACCTGTCCAAAGCACGCGAAAACAACTTCACCAGTTCATGGTCCTTCAAATCTTCATTCACGAGCAAGCACCTTAGCAACACCAGCGTGCGTAATCGTCACGCCATGCAATTTCATCACTTCGCCAGCAATCTGACGCAGCGACATGGAACCCTTTAATAACTTTATCGTAGCCACAGCGGCTTGCTGCTCGGCAATGGGCTCAAGGGTTGCCGCCTTACCAGCACCTATAACGCGATACCCAAAAGGCGGCAATCCACCAACATGCCCTCCTGCCTGGCGCTTCGCCGCCTGGCCTACGCGCTGCCGATCCTTAATCACTCTACGCTCATGCGTGGCAAAGGCCGCCATGATCTCAAGCATCAGCTGCCCGTAAATATTCTTCTCATCCGTAACATCACCATGGCCGTTGATGATCAATCTGATCCCTTCGCGCTTAAACTCATGCACCACATTCAACGTGTCCATCGAGTTACGGCTAAACCGATCCAGTTTCGCCACAACCACCGCATCACCGCGCTTAAGCGTCACACCATTTGCCGCCAACCGATCAATAAATCCCAAATGACCTGATACGCCAGCGTCCTCGATGAACCGGTCAATAACCAGGTTATGCGTCAGAGCATTACCTTCCACTTCACGGCGTTGCGTGTCAAGGCTTGTTCCGTTGGCTTGCTCGTCAGTGCTCACTCGCAAATAACCGTAGTTCATAACGCCACCCAAATCATCGTTGCATACAAGACGCCAAACAGTGCGCCGCCAAGGATCAATGTTGCTGTACTGGATTTCATCTCATTCACCGTGTTTGTTTCATTGATGTAACTTTACACCGCGTTTACAGGCATGAGTAACGTTTACACAAAATTTTTTTTTGTAGCCGACAAGCGGACAAGCGGTGGGTGGGGTGGGTAAGCTAGAAACGCTTAACGGTCCACATTAGCCATTGCACAGCGTGCTTGCTTGCACAGCGTGCTGGCGGCGCGTGTGGGGTACCGCGCCAACGCCGCCCCCTCGAAATTGATAAGGGGGGGGCGAGCCGCCGGCGGCGGAACCCAGAGTGTCGCGTCAGCGCGACAAGTCACTCGTTGTGCGGCGCAACATCTATGGTGTTGTCATCTTCGTTTACGGCGTTTACGCTTTCGCGGTATCGATTCGCCATTAAATGCGCGTCGGTGATGTTCACTTGAACGTTAACTTGCGCCTTGCTCTCGCCATAGGCCTGCTGGTTCCACTTGCCAGCCAACCATTGCCGGTAACGAGCTCTCACGTTCGCCAGGTTAGCCGTTGCCACGTCCGCTGAATCGACAATCGTCAACCCCTGTTCCGCCAAAGCATGCGCGGCACGCGCACGCGCACGCGAGAACTCTTCACTGCGCTTCGGCGTTGTTTCCGCCCACGCGTAAAACGCGCCCTCGCTCACTTCCAACCTTCCAACAATGTCCGTTATCTTTATCCCGCTTGCAATGTCCTCA